CACTTCCGGCAGTTCTTTGCCACGAGCGGAAGCTCTCCGCAGAATACCCTGACACGCCTTCGGACTTAAAAAGTATGTCGAAGGCACGCCCACCTGCAAAATCTGCGACAAGGTAGATGCGTTTTCTTCTTTGGGGGACTCCCCAGAATTGAGCGTCAAGAACTCTGTAAGCAACGCTCCATCCGTCTCCCATGTAGCAGTCGGCATAGGCCCATCGGTTCTTTTCAGGCATAGGCACCTGGGTGTCCGGCTCTGCGACACCGATGACCGCTTCGAGGACTGCTTTGAAGTCCTCACCGCTGTTTGAGGAGAAGGCGCCGGGGACATTTTCCCAGACGCAGTATCTTGGATATTTGCCATTGGTGGCACACCTCATTTCCTTAATAATGCGGATGGCTTGATAGAAGAGGACGGACTGCTGTCCTTCCAAACCGGCTCTGCGTCCGGCAACGGACATATCAGTGCAGGGTGAGCCAAAACAGATGATGTCCACAGGCTCGATCTTCCCGCCATCCATCTGGGAGATGTCACCGTAATGTTTCATAAAGGGCAGGCGCTTGGTAGTGACCCGAATAGGAAACGGCTCAATCTCCGATGCCCACACAGGTGTGATGCCGGAAATCAAGCCGCCCAACGGAAAGCCACCGGAGCCGTCAAACAGACTGCCCAGGGTCAAATTATTCATGCTGTACCTCCAATTCGGAGTATTTGTACGAAAGTCCGGTACGAATGACCGAAACTTCGTCCGATGAGCCGACCTGCTCGATGTACCGCTTCACGATAACATCGCAGAACTTTTCGTCCAATTCGATGGTGTAGCAGATGCGGTCGGTCTGCTCACAGGCAATGAGCGTACTGCCGGAACCGCCAAAGGGGTCAAGCACCACGCTGTTGCTCATGGAAGAATTCATAATGGGATATGCAAGCAGCGGGATCGGCTTCATGGTCGGATGGTCACCGTTCTTCTTGGGCTTGTCGAATTCCCAGATGGTGGTTTCCTTCCTGCCGGTGTACCACTGGTGTTTGCCGTTTTTCTTCCAACCGTACAGGCAGGGTTCGTGCTGCCACTGGTAAGGAGAGCGCCCCAGCACAAGGGACTGCTTTTTCCAGATGCAACAGCCGGACAAATAAAAACCCGCATCGGCAAAAGCCTTGCGGAAGTTCAGACCCTCGGTGTCTGCGTGGAACACATAGATGGAGGCATCGTCCGCCATTGCAGAGTGCATTTGCGTGTATGCATCCAGAAGGAAGTTATAAAAGGCTTCGTCAGCCATGTTATCATTTTTGATTTTGCCGGCGCTGCCTTCATAGTTGACGTTGTACGGAGGGTCGGTGATGACCAGGTTTGCTTTGGTGCTGCCCATCAGGAGGTCATAGGTTTCAGCCTTGGTGCTGTCACCGCAGATCAGACGGTGGCGACCGAGATGCCAGATGTCACCGGGCTTGGTGATGGTGGGATTCTGAAGTTCTGCGCCCACATCGAAATCATCATCCTTGACACCGTCCTTGAGGGTATCCTTGAATAGGTCATCGATTTCGGCAGGCTCAAAACCAGTAAGGGACACATCGAAGTCAGCACCCTGCAGATCAGCGATCAGCAGAGCCAACTTATCCTTATCCCAATCACCGCTGATTTTGTTGAGGGCGATGTTGAGGGCTTTTTCCTTTTCCTCATCCATTTCCACCACAACGCAGTCCACTTCGGTCATACCCATATCCATCAGCACCTTCAGACGCTGATGTCCACCAACCACACGGCCGGTGGTCTTATTCCAGATGACAGGCTCCACATAGCCGAACTGCTCGATGGAGCGTTTCAGCTTTTCATATTCCGTATCACCGGGCTTGAGGTCTTTGCGGGGATTGTAGTCGGCAGGCAGAAGGTCTGCCGTATTCTTTTTCTCAAAAATCATACAAGACCCCACCCGGCAAATGCCTCAAAGCCACCAACGGACTTGATATAGACTCTTGCCGTTTCCACGATTTCCTCGTAGGGAATGCCACCGACAGTCTCATCACCGATGGCGCAGCAGAACTCCACAGGCTTGCCGGTCTCCTGGGCCTTGAGCCAAGCATAGATGTTCACGCTGACATCAGCCTTGGACAGATCCTTGCCGTGGAGACCACCGCCAGTTACGGAGTCAGCCATATCACTGCCCAGCTTGCGGTTGGTAGCTCCGGTATCCACGTCCGTGCCACCGGTCCAGTCACCGAGGGGATTGATTTCGGCAGAGGGATACATTTCACGGAGATGTGCGGTCTTTGCGTTGCTCTGGCAGATGATGAGTCGGTCTCCGTCCAGGATGTACTTGCCATCATAGGAGCAAGCCTTATAAATATCACGGGCAATGCCGGAGAGAGTTTTCTGCTCTTCGGTCATAGGCATACCCTTGAAGATGCCGTTATCACCGCAGCGGATGGCATCAGCCTGGTTTCGAGCAAGGTGACCATCCTGGGGAACGACCACAAGATCGACATCCAGGTTTCCGGCAATGCGATGCACGGCGGCGACCACCTTTTTCTTGTTCAGCTTTGCAGAGGTCTCTGCGATGATATGGCAAACACCGTGACCGATCAGAACCTCCACAGCGACCTTGGGGTCGATTTGGGTTTCGTATGCGATGTCCACTACGGCACCGGCGATTCTGTCCGCCACCTTATCGGGATGGGCGGGATTTACTTTTTCAAACATAATTCATTATCCTTTCCTTGCACGAAGTAGTCTTTCCATCACATCGTCCTGGGGGCTTGCACCGCTGTATTCGCTGGTGCAGTTCTCACGGACAATCTGGAAAATTTCTGACCACAGACGATTCGCCTGGGTCATGTAGGTATTTGCGATAGCCACATAGGGTGACTGGATAGCAGCACCCGTGGTGGGATGCTTTGCCAGGAAACCGACCTCACTGGTGATGGATTCGCATTGAATCCATCTGGCACTTGCCATAGCGAAGCGTTCAAGCAGGTCGGGAGAAACGATGGCTGCACAGCCACGAGCGGATAACCATTTCCATGTGTTTTCATAGATTTCGGCGGCGCAGAGTGTAGAGCCGTCTTTCTGCTTTGCGGAAAGGAATTCCTTGGGGTTGGGCATATCCTGTCCTTCCAGGTCAGCCGCGCTGTCTTTGAAATCAATTACAGTCAGCGGTCTCTTGCCGGGATTGCCGTCAGAAATCTTATCCGCGATAGCCTTTTTCGGTCTGCCACCAGTGCCGGGTTTGGGTCCTCTTTGGCCCATAATTTCACACCTCCTTCATTCAGGGGTCTATTCCCCCTGAAACTTTTGCGATTTTCCACACGAAGCCCCAGGCCGCTGCCCGCATTTTTTAGTCCTGGAGATGTTACCGCCCCTACCGGTCACCAATTTCGTGGTGGATCTTGGTATGGCAGGAACGACACAGGCTCATCAAATTCTCTCTTGCGTGAGTGCCACCCTGGGAAATGGGCTTTTTATGATGAACTTCTTCTGCAGGAACAAGCCTGCCGTTCTTCTCACACACCTCGCAGAGAGGATGCTGACTGATGTGTCGGTCACGGATTCGTTTCCAGGCACGGCCGTACTTCTTGTTGATGTCCGGGGAACGCTCGTACTTGTTGTACTGCCTGCGGGCAATGGCTACATGGTCCGCACAGTACTGTCCATCCGTAAGGTTGGGACAGCCGGGGTAAGAACATGGTCGTTTGGGTTTGGTTGGCATGGGTTCACCTCCTACGGAATAATGCGCCCAGCTTGTACTTGATGATGTACCAAACCTGTTCTATATAGCTGACCTTGCGGTAGCCCATACACAAGCACTCCTTTCCGGGCATAAGAAAAGCCCCACAGGATTGCTCCCGTGAGGCCGTTCCATATTTTCTTCGCATTATAATGATACCACTAATGGTGAGTGCGAAATAGTGCGTTTTACTGCACCACAAGAATTTTTTCTGGAATTTTGATTTCTTCCAGTGCTGCGTCATGCACTTCATAAGTGTGGCGCATTTTATAGCCCAACTCTACAGCGATTTCGGGCCACGATTTATTGCAGATATACCGCAGTTCAAGAACCAGCTGATAGTCGATATTCTGTACTGCCTTAATAGCTTGAACGATTTCGGCTTTCAGTTCCACCAAAGCCATAAGGTCTGCAGCAATGCTTTCTTGCAGGTCGATGATTTTGCATACAGCATCTGCCATGCGTGAACCACCGCTGTTGGGGTTTCTGGGCATTCCTGTCATTGAAGCAGAACAGCTGGTGGCAAGGTCATTCAGGGCGGCAATCTGCTCCTGCTTACTGCGGATTCGGTCATCCAACCGATAAGCCTGGTTCAGATACTCCTTTGCGGTCATACTGCCACCTCCTCACGCACCATCTTGCGGATGCCCGCCATGAGAAGTTCTCCATCAAGGTCAGTAAGCATACCATACCAACCAGAACGGAAAAAGTTCTCCAAGTCGGTAACCTCATCCCTGTATTTTTTCTTTTCGGGGTGGCGGAAGTGATATTTGAGGGCTTGCTTATAGTCTTTTACGGCCATTTCTACAATGGCGTTGGCTAATGCCTGATAAGGTTCCATATTCGTACCTCCGATATTTTGAGATCCTCGGATTGGCACGGATTGTCGATTTTTGTCGAATTATTGTCTCAGATTTTCAAGTCCGCTTTTACGGCAGCGATAAGTGCCGTCTGTGTATGCTCCTTCTGGGAGAGGGCTTTTATGATGCGGTTGTCAATGGTGTCCTTTGTTACGATATGCTGAACCACCACGGTTTCGGAGGTTTGACCCTGTCGCCACAAACGGGCTACAGTCTGCTGATACAGTTCCAAACTCCAAGTAAGCCCGAACCACACAAGTGTGGACCCGCCGGATTGGAGATTGAGTCCGTGTCCTGCCGATGCAGGATGGATCAGCGCCACCGGGATTTCTCCGTTATTCCATCTGCGGATACTGGTGGAGTCATCCAACCGGGAGAACGGGATATGCAGTTTTTTCAGCCTTTCGGATATGCGGGTAAGGTCATGCTTGAACCAGTAAGCCACCAGGACGGGCTTGCCGTTTGCCGCTTCAATGATATCCTCCAAAGCCTCCAGCTTGCGGTCATGGATTTGAATGGTCTCGCCACCATCGTCATAAATTGCACCGTTTGCCATCTGTGACAGCTTGCCGGAGAGGGACGCCGCGTTGGCGGCTGTGATTTCACCATCAGCCAGGGTCAATACCAGGTCACGCTTGAGTTCATCGTAATGCTCACGCTCTTCATCGGAGAGGCGCACCTCATATTCGCTGCTGACCAATTCCGGCATCTGCAGGTGGTCGGTTGCCTTCATGGAAATGGTGATGTCACCGATTTTCCTGTAGATGGCATCTTCTGCGTAAGGTAGCGGTTTGTAGGAGTAGATGATTTGCCCGTTCCGTTTGTCTGGCATGAAGTAGTCGGTGCGGTACTTGGTGATGAACCGACCCAGGCGCTGACCCATATCCAGGATACGGAACTCTGCCCACAGATCCATCAGACCGTTGGAGGCGGGAGTGCCGGTCAGTCCAACGATGCGGGAAACTCTGGGCCTGACCTTCAGCATTGCTTTGA